CGGATATGACTACAGGAGCCGATTTTACAGGCGAAGTTATACCAGCTGACCGCGTACCAGGCTACAAATATGACCCTACACGTTTGGTTCATATGCGCCAGCTAATCGCACAAGGTTCTACTGCGTCCGACGTAGTACGCTTCGTAAAAGAAAGCGGCTATAGTAACGGTGCTGCTGCAACTTCTGAAGGTTCTACACTATCTCAGTCTGACTTTGATTTTACAGCGTCTGATGCTAACGTACAGAAAATTGGTACATACTTTAGAATTTCTGAAGAGATGCTAAACGATACGCCACAGCTTACTAGCTACCTTTCTGCACGCGCGCCAGAAAAACTATTAGAAGTAGAAGACAACCAGATCTTAAACGGTACAGGCGTAGCGCCACAGCTAAGCGGTATTATTTCTGATGCTACAGCTTTTGCTGCTGGTGGTTTTGCTAACGCTATTGAAAGCGCTAACGAATTTGACGTACTTACTGTAGCGTTAAACCAATTAGCACTAGCTAACTACGCTGCTGACTACATTATGATTAACCCTACTGACTTCCACAAAATTCTATTGCTAAAGTCTTCGCAAAACGAATACTTAGTAAAAGATTGGAACCAAGGGCTACAGCCACGTATTAACGGTGTACCAGTTATTTTGAATACAGCTATTACTTCTGACAAGTATTTAGTAGGTAACTTCGGAATGGGTACGCAGTTATGGGTACGTGATAACGTAGGTGTAGAATTCTTTAAAGAAGACGGCACTAACGTACGCGACGGTTTTGTAACTGTAAGAGTACAGGAACGCGTAGCGCTTACTAACTATCTACCTAACGCCTTTGTAACTGGCGACTTTAGCGTAGACAAAGCAGCCTTAGAAACTGCCTAGTAGTATAACGCTATACACTAAACAAAACCCTGGCTAACCGCTGGGGTTTTTTTATACCCTGTAAAAAAGTTTAAGAATTATTTGCATAGTTTAATATTAGTTTGTAGTTTAGCCAAACAAATAAATAACAAAATGGAAATTTTAAAAGTAATCGAAACTACTAAAGTAAAAAAAGGCTGCGTTACTGGAACTATAGAAGTTTGTAACGTAGTAAAAAGAAACGTAAAACACAGTAGCAGCGATAAAAGGGCTGGTAACTGGGTTAGTGATGTTTACGAAACTATAGCTTTTATTACAGTAAACGGCGTTAAAAATTATTTTTGCCATACACCAAACGGTATAATAGAAGCTATAGATTTATTTAACGGTGGCGAATTTAGAAAATACCTACCTAAAGTTTAATAACTAACAGGGCGCGAAAGCGCCCTATATAAATTATAACATTATGAAACGCAAGATAGAAAACTTTATATTCGATACAATAATATACGTGGCGGCTTTTGGACTAGTATGCACATTTTGCCAACTATGCGCGCACGCTGACAAATGGGTAGGGCTATGAAGTATATAAAGCCAATACTAGGCTGGGGTTTATTAGCGCTGGGACTGCGCGACCTAGCTTTATACGACGACGTAGTAGGTACGTTTTTTATGTTTGTTTTAGGAATAAGTGTATTAAGTTATGACAAAAAATAGTATATTACAGGAATTTAAAAACCTGGTAGACCAGGACAGTTTTAATAAGCTACCGACGACCCAGAAAATACTGGTAATTCAAAAGCTTACAGAAGCTAGTAACGTAATGCGTCGCTACACTGGCGCTAAATAGTGTAGATTTATTCATAATTATTTTTTGATTGTTGAAAACCCTGGCTAACCGCTGGGGTTTTTTTTGTAGCTTAGTGGAAGCAACTTAAAACAAAGTGGACCGAAACCAGCTAGGCTGCTTAGCAGAATATAAATTTAGCGTAAAAGCCATACAGGAAGGTTTTAACGTATCTATGCCTTTGCTAGACAGTAGCCCTTACGACTGTATTATAGAACGCGATTTAAAGCTATATAAGATACAAGTAAAGAACGTAAGCGCCGAACGTAAATTTAACCGCGACAGCATACACATAGTACTAAGGCGTACTACAGACTTCTACACAAAAGACGAAGTAGATTTTTTCGCTATCTACTTTACAGTACTAGACGGCTTTTTTATTATACCTAATTATCAACAAAGAAGCGTAAGGTTATCAATGCAAGGGAAGTATAAAGACAATTTTAATAACTTTGCGCTGATTGATTTATAATTTTCTGTTTTTTTCATTTGTTTCTCTAAGGGCGCTACTGTAAAAAGTGGCGCTTTTTTTTTCGTATTTTTACAGAAATTATTTTTAAGATGCGTCAAATAAAAATTAACAGCACTACAGGAAACGAAATACTAACGGCTAGCGACGTTAAAAACTACGTTAGAATAGACACTAGCGCCGACGATAGTTTAATTACTAGAATGATAACCCAGGCGCGCGAATGGTGCGAAAACTACATAAGCCGCGATATAGTAGCAAAAAACAGAACGTACTACCTAAGCCAAACAGAAGCGCTAATAGATATACCCTTTGGTCCTATAGCTAGTATAAGTACAGTAACTGCCGAAGGCAATACAGCTGCGCATACTGTAAAAGGACTAGATAACGAACGTATAGAACTAGACGGCGGTAGCGCTAAAGATGTTAAAATAACTTACGTAACTGCTGGACTAAGCGACGACCTTATAAAGAACGCTATGCTACAATTCATAAGCACGCTATACGATAACCGCAGCGACTTTGAAGTAGGCGTAACATTAAATAAAATACCAACAGAAACTAAGGCGCTTTTAACTAGCTATAAAACAATGTTTGTATAATGGACGCTGGCAAACTAGATACACAAATAGCCGTAGTAAGGCTAACTAAAACAGCTGACGAGTTTGGCGGCTTTACTTCTACCGAAGCTACTGTAGCCACCTACTGGGCTAGTTTAACGTATAAAGACGGTAATATAAAAAGCGAAAACGGACAGCGCCAGCACTTTGTAGGAATAGAATTAGTAATGCGTAAAAAAACTGTAGACGAAATACAAGACCAGGACCTACTACAAATAGAAGGCGCTGGACCTAAGTACAGAATTAACAGTATAGTAGAACACGAACAGGACTTTTATACTACGCTAACAGCTACTAAAATAGACTAATGAACGCAAAAATAAACCCTAACGACCTGGCTATATTAGACAAAAAGCTAAAGCAGCTTAAAAGGTTTTCGCGCCAGGAACTTAGTACAGAAATAGGTAAAACGGCTGCCGATATATTAAGACGCAGTATTAAACGCGTACCAGTAGACAAAGGAAAACTAAAACAGTCTGCATATACAGCTAAAAAAGGTAACACCGCAGAAGTAGGGTATAACAAAAAGTACGCGCCTTACCAAGAGTTTGGAACTGGTAGGTATATAGATACTAAAGACGCTAAAGCTTTAGGTTTTAGTGATAGTGAAATAAAACAACTATTTAAAGGCGAAGGTAAGCGCCAAGTAAACATACAGCCGCAACCGTATTTTTTTCCTAGCGTACGCGAAGGTCTTAAAGGTTTAATGGGTAGACTAGACGAAAAACTAAAAAAATATATATAAATGCGAGAAGTAATACATAGAGTACGTAAAGCCCTACTGGATAAATTAAACGGTAACGTAACCCTACGCGGCGCTACTGTACCTATATTCAATAGACTACCTAGCAGCGCTACATACCCTTTAATACGCATATACAGCGTTTCTAACGACGAAATAGACCAGAACCGCACTAGCTATATAACAGAAACTATAACGCGCTTAGAAGTTATTACACGCTTTAGCGGCGATAGTGGCGGCGAACTAGATAGTAATTTAATTACAGACGCTATACTAAAAATAGTAAGAACTAGAAGCGCCGACTATATAGACTTAGAAGCAGAAGGTTTTAAAGTATTTACTAGTACTGTAGCTGGTATAAACTATCTAACAGAAGACAGCGACGACTTTACATACTTTAGGACTATTATAGAACTTAGTAACCGTATAGAACAAATACCGCCTACAGGTGGACTACAGGCAGAACTACAAAGCGAACTACAAACATAAATACAGCAATATGGCTAAAATTACTTTTACAAATAAAACCGATAACAGCACTAGCGCACTAGCAGAAATATACAAAGTAACTGCTGCTAACGTGAATGAAATAAAAACAAGCGTTAACGCCATATATGACACCTTAGGCGGTTTTGCTTTTTATGAAGACACCGCTACGACAGCTACACCTATTAACCTAACTATAGACACCTGGACGGACTTAACAAACGATAAGGCTGGAAGCGGTACGCTAACTACCCATAAGCCTAGCTATGTTACTGGCGACCTTTGGGACAGCGCCACTAATACTATAGACCTAGGCGAACTACCAGTAGGAACTGTAGTACTAGTACGTAACGACTACGATATTACTACAGGCAGCGCAAACACTAGAATGGATAGCCGTTTGTATTTCCCAGACACTACTAAAAGCGTAGAATTTTCGCACGATACAATAGCTAGTAGTGGTACAGAAGTAAGGTATAGTAGAACTACCCAATTTTTTGTAACCGACGCTATAAAAACTAGTGGTGTTAAAATACAAGTTAAAGTAGATAAGAATAACGCTACAGCTAGAGTAGAAGACTTCCAAATAACTATACTAAGTTTTTAATTTTTTTATCTTTGCACAATGGAAGTACAAGACTTTAAACTTTACGCTATGAATTTAGGCGCTTTTGCCCTATCCTTAACAGAAATTGAACTGCTTTTAAAAATCGCACTTTTACTAACCACTATAGGCTACACCGTTTATAAATGGCACGAACTGTACAAGCGTAATAAGAAATAAATGAAGTACTTTACTATAGCCGAATTCGACAGTCCAGACGAACCAGGCAGCGGTGTAAATATGCACCAAGACCTACTAGAATTACTAGACGAAATACGCGCTATTTACGGTAAACCTATAGCTATTACAAGCGGCTACAGAACTAAAAAACATAATAGTTATGTAGGCGGTAAACAAAACAGCAGCCACTTAAAAGGTCTAGCTGTAGATATAGGAATAGAAAACAGTAACCAACGCTACGAAATAATACGTATAGCTATGCTTTTAGGAATAAAGCGTATAGGAACTGGCAAAGGTTTTGTACATATTGACATAGATGATAGTAAGACGTCTAATGTAAACTGGGTATACTAATGAAGAAACTACTAGCTAAACTTTTAGGACTTAATAGCGGCGGCGATAGCGTTCTAGGTAGTTTTGCTAAAGACCTACGCGAAGCTATAAAGGGTAAAGAAATAGATCCAGCAAAAGCGCTAGAACTAATAAAGGTACAGAACGAAGTAAACAAAATAGAAGCCCAGCACCGCAGTATATTTGTAGCTGGCTGGCGTCCCTTTATAGGCTGGGTTTGCGGTGTAGCTTTATTATATAACTTTATTCTACGCGATATTATAGCCTGGGTTTGCCCAGAAAAAATACCGCCAGCTTTACAAATGGACCACTTAATAACAATACTACTAGGAATGTTAGGGCTAGGTGGACTTCGTACATACGAAAAACTAAAAGACAAGACTAAGTAATGGCTAAACTACCGCAGTTTATATTTAGGGCTAACGGCAAAAAGAAACGCCCAGGCAAACATAGTAAGAACGCAAGCCCAGGGCAAAAGGGCTATAAAAAAGCTAGACGCGGTCAAGGTAAGCGCCGTTAGAATTTTTTGTAAATTTGTAAAAATTACTATAAATGGGTTTAAAAGATAATGCAAGCCTGGCACTTATACCAGCAGCATATAAGACTAGCAAAATATATAGCGCTATACCTACAGACGGCGACGGCGATTTTACCTTTACTAGAAGCGGTAACGCCATTAGAGTAAACAAAGCTGGACTAGTTGAAACTATGGGTACTAATATAGGAAGGTTAAACTACGATTTAACTAATGGTACACCAGCTAGCTGCCCTAGTTTACTTTTAGAGCCTACAAGGACTAATAACGCAAGTAGAAGCGAAACTCCGCAAGACGGAAGTTGGTCAGACCCATTAAACGAATGGACTTTATTAACCGAAACCACAACAAGCCCTAGAGGAGACCAAACAAGAGTATTTGATTTAGAAGATAGCACAGGTACTCTAATTAGGTGTCAAGATTTTTCTGTTGCAGCAGGAACGTATACTATTTCTTTTTACATTAAAGATATAGGCGGTAATTTAACAGGTGGATTAGTAGATTTAGGAGATGAAGGTACTGGAGATACAACACCGTCTTTATCAACAGTAGGTAGTGAATGGGTAAGGGTATCTAGGACTATTACAACAACATCTACTAAACTCTTTTTAGATATAGAACCAAATTTCACAGGTAGTACAAATAAGGTCGGTATATGGGGCTTACAATTAGAAGCTGGAAGCTACCCAACAAGCTACATACAAACAACAGGTATAGCAGCAGTTACAAGGACAGTAGATAGTTGTGAAATAGCTAGTGGTATTGAAAACTTGATAGGACAAACAGAAGGCACTTTGTTTTTAGATTTTGAGTATTTATACGAAACTACTAGCAGTAGTAGCACAGACGCGAACAGGGACATTTTTGTTTTGGGTACAGCTTCTGATGTAAGCGAGGGTATAAGTATCGACAATTACAGAAGTCAATTCAGAGTATTTGTTCAAGGTAGTGGAATGAGTACACAATTTATTGGTAATAGTACTATAGGCGCAGCACAACCAAACACAAGGTATAAATTAGCTGTAAAATACAAAACAGGGGATTGCAAAGCATATTTGAATGGAACTTTGTTAGGAAGTGGAACAGGAACTGTAAGTTTTGCAGCAGATTTAGACGGTATATTTTTTAGTTACAATAGTGGTAGCAGACCTTTTAAAAACCAAAAGAAAGTATATCAACTAATGGTATTTAACGAAGCACTATCAGACAGCGAATTACAAACACTAACAAGCTAATGGAATTATTTAAGAAATACGAGTTTAACTCAAGGGAGCAAGCACATCAAAAAATAGCTGCTTTGCCACATACAACTGATGAATTAACAGAACAAAGTTATTTAGACGGT